AAGAAGCGTTTGCCCGCGCTCGTTTTCGAAGGCATAGGCAACCTTGAAAAGCCCGCCCGCCATAGTTCCCGCGACTATGGATAAAACAGGCGCATCGGTCGGGTCGGTAAATGGCGCGGCGTGAGTTTTTTCTAAAGCTGAATTTAATTCCAGAGAGCCGAATTTTGCCTTTATCGTAACTTCTTCGTCGCCCGCTTGCCAGAACGCTTTGAAACGTCTCTGCAAAACGGGGTGCGCGTTAATCGTCGCGTAGATAAACGCTGCCACAGTGTAAAGCGTATCGTCCGTTCCGGCAATAAAAGTGATTTCTATTCCGTCTAAAATAAATGAACTTTCTTCGCCTTCGGCGGCGGCGCCAACCGTGATGGTCGCCTGCGCCGGAACGTGTGCGCCGTCGCATCCTGCAAAACCTGTGACGGTGAAATTTTCCGAGGCGGTTAAAGTCACATCGCTCTGGTCTTCGGAGTAATTCGCCTCGACAACTTCCCTAACTTCGCTTTCCGTCGTGTGCGGGTCAATCAGAGCAAATCCCGATAAATTCTCAATCCACGGCGAAACGTCGTCGAATGAAACGGAAGTCGCGCCAATTAAAAATTCCTCCGTCGCCAATGCCCACGAAATGGGTTTTTTATTGTTTATCTTTATCTTACCGTTCGCGCCCTGCGACGTAAACAGTCTCGATGTCGGGAAGAGAGAGTCATTCAGCGCGTCCGTACCTTTGACCTGTTCGGTTATTCCGAGGTTGCAGCTATAACGCCTTTGCAGAAAATATTTAAGTGTTGCCGTCTCGCCGCCGCCGTCAACGGGCGGGTAATCGTCGGGGTCAATCGGGATGATGCTTTCCGAGTTGTCGTATGCGAAAGAACGCGCCGGACGGTCAAAGGCTTCCGAGACGCTGGCATCGCCCTTGATGAATTTGAAGTATTCCGGCGTGATGGATGACGTCGGCATCAGGTAATTATTGCCGCTCTCGCCGCCTTCGATTAAATTTGCAAAGCTTTCAGTATCGGGCACGAATACGAAATCAGACAGCGAAGTATTGAAAATTATCTCGTTGTTGTAGTTAAAGCATTCCGTTGCCGCGTCGTCGTCAATCCAGCTTTCATCCAGATTGAAATAATCGGGCGAAGTCAACAGCCACCTTGTATGCGCGGCGGCGTTATCAGACCATTGCGACACTTCCCAGACGCCTTCATCGTTAGGCGTTAATACCAGTCTGCCGTAAACGATTGCCGCGACGTCGGGAGCCGCATCGACTTCATCGACTTCGGAGCCGAACGCCTTGAGGCGTAAATATGCCGTCCGTGAATAGTGTCCGGGCTGCACCCACGTTTCATCTGGCGTCTGGTCGCCGATGCCGCCTATTTTACCTGTTAATTGTCCGATGGCGGTCGGGTCGAGCGGAAGGTTGGAGTTAATCGAACGAATATTTGAATAGTGGGAAATCTCACCTTCGCAAAATGCGGAATTTAGCTGTATATTTGTGCCGACATCCCTGTAGGCGAGATTTACCCCTATCATTTGCCAGCGTCCCAAAACTTCTGCGAGCGATTTGCTGGCATCCATGTCAGAAAAACTTGACCACGCGACTGTTTTTTCTATCGATACATTTTTCTTAAAAACAAAGAAGCCGACAATTCCCGCGAGCAGTCCCCACGCGCTATTTCGCCTTTCTCTATGAGAATAGGTTGCAACGCCCGTTTGCGGCATAAACGAAAATCCTTCATAAAGTGGGTCGTTCGGCTGCCGCCCTTCCGTGTCTGCGCTGGCGTTGAACTGTCGTCTGGGGATATTTACACCAGCCGCGTTTATAATATCCTTAGCGGAAACGGAAATAGATTCACTTGTGCCGTTTTTACCCTGCTCGCACCTGCCAACGAATAAAATAATAGACTTTGAAAGATTAGTAGACAGACTGCGGGAAAACGCTCGGCATAAAACTATACATCCGTCAAAACCAGTCTCGAACTCGAAATTTGAACCTTCGCGGTCAAAGTTTGTGATTGATATAGAAAAAGAATTTGAGCTATCCGTTGAACTTCTTTCTATGCTTCCGATTGATTTTAAATGCCGCGTATATTCCTGCCCTGCAAATGTGATTCCGGCAACTCTGGAATAGCGTTTTAAAGCGGTACTCGGATTAAAGCCAAATTCGGCTTCTGGAACGGCGTCGGGCGGGTAAATTTCGACTACAACCGAAATGTCTTTGGCTGTTCTGAGAATGGATGTTAGGTCGGCGTTATTTATCACTTATTTAACCGGAATCAATGTCATTGATGAGCCTTCGAGCATTTTAGAGCCCGTTGCGTGCGACGAGCCTTGCGCCACCTGCACCGCGAAGCTGCCCGTTGCCGTAATCGCCACTTTGCCCTTTATCGAGCAGGAATAATTCGCGCCGGTGGCGTTGTATCTTGAATCAGCACCGTAAAGAGTCCCCGCCGATGTGACGAGCTTTTCAAACTCGTCACCGCTTCCGTCCACTTTCTCCGAACGGTATTCGGCAACGAATTCCGAGATGGTCGCCGTTCCGCCGAAAGCATGGTCGGTGTAACCACTTCCGTTGAAAATCAGTAAATCGGCTTCCAGAATGTAATTGCCGGGCAGAAGTTTATTAATTTTTAATCCCGAATCTGCAAGCGTTGTGCTTGACGCGAAAGTTTGGTCAGCCGATTGAATGACTTCCAAATCGCTCGCGACGTCGGGGCTGTTTGAAACCTCAATTAAATAGTTGCCGTCCGTCTCGATTTCCCAGGCATCGCGCCCGATGGTCACAGCGTCAATTCTGATATTGTGCTTTCCGGCAACTCCGCCCGTCGCTTCAATCATTTTCGATGGGTTTTCATTCAAATCCACAAACGAGCCTCTTTCAATGCGCGTGTTGATAACGTTATCGAGCTTCAATGCCGTTCCGCCGCCTAAGACATAGGTGTTAGCGTGAAACCCGTTGACGTAAAGCGATTCAACGTTTTTAGCGTCAATGTCGATGTTTGCGGCTTCGTCCATATAGCCGTGAAAATCCACCCGCGCCCGAACCTTTTCATTTTCATTTTCCGTATCTTCGTCATCGGTGTTTCTGAATTTGAGCCAGCACCTACCGTCGGGGTCGTCATTCGTGGTTTTTGTGTCGCCGGGCGTGCCGACATTTTTATCTGAGTTGATGTCGGTAATTTTTGCGCCGACATATCGAACGGAATGGCAGTTTTTGTGAAAGACGAGCGACGAGCCTTTGCCGATTGCGCCGCCCGAATTGAAAGCGTCGAAAAGCACGTTTGCGCAGGATTCGACTTGAATTAAACCGACTTCATCGCTTTCAGAGTCGTTGTCAGACATCAAAGCCTTAACGCCGAAGTCTCTAAAAACTAAATCCGTTGAACCGTAAACACGCAGGGCAAAGTTTTTACAGTCAACTTTCGCCGCGTTGTTTTCGCCGTAAAATTGAATTTTGTCAAAAAGAGTTCGTCCCGCATTGTTCAATATTGCAAGCCGCGGCGTGTTGCTGCCAGAGCGGACAAATCGGATGACGCCGTTTTTTATCGTAATCATTCCTGAATGTCCGATGAAGTCTTTTAATACTTCATCGGTGATTACACAGATTTTTCCCTGCAAATCAAAGAATCCCCCGTTATTTGCGGAAATCGCGTCGAACGCTTCCTGAAACGCATCCGTGCAGTCAGTCGAATCGCTCACCGCATTTTCCACAAAATCGCCTAAATAAAAGCCGTATGTTCCCTTGCTGTTGTATTCTAAAGTTTGCCGCAAAACTTCTAAGTCTGGCATAATAAATCTCCGTTAAGTTGTAATGTAAACATCCTCGCCTTCGTAAGTGACGGTTTCGCCTTCGTAAGTGACAAGCTCGTATTCAAATTCAATGGGCAAAGTCGTGTCGGAATGCGGGTCTTTAACGAGCGTGAATCTGACATCTTTATACTGTGATAAATTCTCCTTCGTTTTATGTTTCCGGTTGTAGTCGCCGATACGAACGCCTGACCAGATATTTCCATATTTATCGGGATTCCAGACCGAATCCTTATCACGAAAAAAGAACGTGTTTGCAAGGCGCGCTCTTCTCCAGAACTCATCAAAGATAAGCGTCTGTTTGACATCCAGAACGAGCGGCTTGAGCCGCCACATTAAAGGTGCTTCGTCGGAAACCTCGTTAAAATCACGTCCGCCGTCCGCATAGGTGTAATCTTCTGTAACTTTTCCAAAGTCTTCCGGCTCATCGTCAAAATATTCGTAATCTAAATTTGTGATGTCGTGCGACGGAAACCATAAGGGAATGTCGGCGAGATTGAATTTCAAATTAAAATACAAGAGAATTGCGCGCCGCTCGGCTGTGGTCAAAACTCTTGAATAAGCTAAGGACTCGATAAACCAGCCTTTCCATTTTCTATCGATAAAATTTCTGTCCTGTCCGATTTGAAAACCCTCAAACGGTAAGCCGTCCGGCAGAATAATCTCAATCAGTGCGAAATTGCCCGACATCGGCACACTCATATTTGAAGAAACGAAAATCGCATCATTTTTGCGATACGTGCCGTCGTATTCCGTATCGAAAAACTTGGTTGACGCCGCGCCGTTTCCGAACAGAGCGGGTAAAGAGTTCGTGTCCGACAGCAAGCCTTCGTTTCCGGCGAAGGCGGCGTCTTCGAATGAAGTCAAAATAAAAATATGATTTAAGATTACGTCGTCATCGGTGTTTTTGAGCGGATTCGCCGAACCGTTGAAATACATTCCGAGATGCCCGTTGATTACATCCGCCTGCAAAACGGGCGGCGAAGATGTGGTAGATATATGGCGGTCATTTCCCGAATAGTCGTAAATAACATTGTGACCCGTCGCTCCGGTTTGGAGCGCGTGCCAGTATTCAAGTCCAGATGTCCGCACCAGCCCTGTATCCCGCCACTGAGTTATTGTGTTAATCCTTCTCATTTACTCCGCCGCGACTTTCCTGATTATTTTTCTTATCTTCCCGCGATGCTCTACGTTATGCTCGATAGCGTCCGCGATGTAGTGGTCGTTGGATTGAATTTTAATAAGAAATTCGTGTTTATAAACTTCCCTGCCCGATGGATTATTCGCGCCTAAAGCCATCACTGCCGCGTCGCTTCTGGATGAATACGCAGAGCCTTGATTTCCACTGCCGCCCGTCGCCTGGTTTTGTTGTTGACCGACTGCGGCAGAAACTTTGTCTTGTTGAAATAGATTGCCTGACAAACCTCGCCCTGCAACTACCGCAATTCCGGCGATTCCGCCGAACACAGCCGCCGCGATGTAGTGTTCTGTCGCTGATTTGGCGTATGCGGGATTGCCCGTAAACCACGCCAAAGCACTCATGGCAAAACCTTGCGCAAGTTCGAAAACGGCTTGGACGATACTCATCTGCGCGATAGAAGCAATCATTTCAGCCGCAAACTTTCTAAATGAGCCGCCCGCCGAACCGAATAAAACAAACGATTTAACAGCGTTCCCGACCGCCTGCGCGACTTGTCCGAATGTGCTTGCCAGCATTCCGCCCAAAGTATTCAAAATATCAACAGGCTCAAGAATCTCCGCGATACTTGTTCCGAGTCCGCCGATAATATCGCTTAAAAACCCGCCGCCGCTTCCGTCTATGCCGCCGATACCCTCGCCGCTTCCGACGATAACTTCTCCTGGCGCAGAGCCGATATGCTCAGCACGTTTGGCATTAAGATTTTCGTAAGCTGTAGTCAGTTTTTCGACTGCTTCACGGATTGAATTTGTATTTTCAATTTCCTGCTGTTTAATATCTTCGCCAAGAATTTTGAGCCTGTGTTTGGTTTCTTCGTTTTGTTCTAAGGCTTCGATTTCTGCTTTTTCGTCCGTGAGAGCTTTGAGTTTTAGCCGCGCCACTTCTTCGGCATATTCAACTTCATTTATTATGCCGAGCGCGAGTTTTTGTTCCTGCGCTTTTATGTTTGTTGCTGTTTCTTTCTGGGTAACTTCAATCCTGCGATTTGAAGCTTCTTCGGCGTTTTTTACCGAATCATCTGACGATTTCTTTTCAATTTCTCTTGTAAGTTCAGAATTTTTCTTTATTTCCGCCAGTTGGCGCGCAACGCCTTCTTTACGCCGCCTTTCCTGTTCACCGGCAAGAGCTTTTTTCTCCGTATCGGTTTTTTTGTCTGCTTCCGCCTGTTGATTCTCTATGCCTACCAAAGAAGGTAAAATTGCTTTAACTTCATCATTGAAAAGTTTGGCGGCATCTACAATACCAAGCTCAAACGCGCCTTTATCTTTTGTTTCTTTGAACTTTTCGCGCAAAGTTTCTAAAGTGTCGGTATATAGTTTTTCGGCATCTTCTAACTGACTCTTTAAGATTGAGATTTGCGCCGCCAAATCGCGTTTATAAAGTTCTTCGCGTTCTTTAGCGCGTTTTTCGGCATCGCCTCCGCCGACAGCACCGGAAGTAGTCTGGTCGGTATTTTGGGCGGCTTTTGATTTGGCAATAGTTTCCGCAAAGGCGTTCGCTGCGGCGGATTCGGCTTGACTTTTTTCATCGACATTTTTAGTTCTGAAAGTAACGCTTGCCGTAAGCCCGCTGGCTGTTATACCTTCTTTGAAGCCTTTCCAGATAGCGTTGGCAATATCTACGCCCGCGTTATAAAATTTCGGAACGAGTTCGACTATTCTATCCGGCAAAGTAGCCAGAATATAAATTATTCCGGCGACGATTTTGCCCCCCCATCCGATTACCGTTGATAAAATATAGCCTAGATTCTCAACCGTAATCTGAACCAGCCACTTGAAATAATCGACAATCGCGCTGCCTAAATTTTTAAGAGCGTTTACGATGTAAGCGGTGGCTTTCTGAGTAGAGTTTTGAACATCCCGCCACGCTTTCGACCAATCGCCGTTAATTACGGTTAAGGCGAGCTTAATTACATCGCTGATAGTATCTGCCGCAAAGCTGACAATCGAACTAATCGCGCCCCAGACTGTAGACACGCCGGTTTTAATACTTTCGCCGTGATTTTGCCAAAACTCCTGTATTTTGGCTAGGAAACTTTGAACGTAAAACTGAATTTGACCTGAAACGGTTTCTATTGTGGAGCGGATAAGCGGGTAGTTCTCGCGCCACCAATTTACGATTCCGCCGCCAACTGAACTTGTCACTTCGCTAATAAAACTCATCGCTTGTGAAATAGTATTTTTTATTACTTCATACGCTTTTATCGTGTAATCTCTCAAGCCGCCGAAATTCGTCTGCCACGCTGCATACAGAACTGCGCCCGCCGTCGCGACTGCGACAAATGCCGCCCCAATCGCTATTGCCAATGGAATAATTATTTTTAATGCCGGAATAAGCACAACCGTAACGACTGAACCTATTGTTGCTAAGATTGGCGCGAGAAACGCCGCCACGCCGCCCGCCGTCACTATACCCGTAGCAAGCGAGGTCAGACCGCCAACTAAAGGCGCGATAAATGAAACAAATGCGCCTAACGCTAGCAAGACCGGACCCAGCGCGGCGGAAAATACGGCGAGAGCGGCAATAACAGTTTGGGTTGCCGGAGACCACGACTTAAAGATTTCGACTGCATAGCTGATGGCGGGAACCAAAGACTGGGCTACCCAATTTACAATCGGTTGCAATAACGGCAAAAGCGCGCTTCCCAGTTCTCCTAAAATCGCGACTACCGAATTTTTCAAAAGCGCGAACTGGACGGATGCCGTCACTGAGATTTTTTTATACGCTTCTTCTGCCGCTCCTGCCGCCGTTTCGTTAATTTTGAGCGCGTCTTTTACCGCATCCAACTGAGAAAGCAAAACGCGCGCGCCTTGTTTTGCCTGCGCATCCGGAAAAATCCTAGCAAGTGCGTCTTTTTGCGCCGATTCCGACAAAGCATCGTATTTCGGCTTAATTTCTCCCAATACGTCAACCAGAGATTTGAATTTTCCGGTGGCTTTATCCACCAAATCGACATCAAAGATTTTTTTAATATCCGCCCGCGCATCGGTTTCGGTGATTTTGTTAAGAAAATTGGCGAGATTGTTTATATTCTGCGCCGCCGGTCCGCCTTCCTTCGTCGCGCCGACGATTAACGCCCCTAGTTCTTCAAAAGATACCCCCGCGCCTTTTGCCGCCTGTGTGACGACACCGAGTTGGTTTGCCAATTCCGCGCCGTTGACGACGCCCAGATTCACGGTGTTAAAAAAAACATCCGAGATGTGCGCGGCGTCAGACACGCTTAGTTTGTAAGCATTCATTACGCCGAGAACTGCTGTGCCGAAAGTCGATGCATCCGTCTGCGCCGCTGTCGCGCCTTTGCTGAACTGTTCCAACAGATTTAAGCCCTCGGATTGGGTTACGTTTACTGAAGAAAATATGTTGTAAAGACCGTCGCCCAACTGTGCGGCGGTTTGAGGAATGCGCGTAGATATTTCATTTAATGCGCTGAAAACTTCGGACGTGTTTATCTGGGGTTTGATGGTGGAAATATTCGCAACGGCTAATTCCACATCTGCAAACGTCTTTATTGCGGTCGCGCCGATGCCGATGAGCGGCAACGTAATGCCTGCCGTCAATACAGTGCCGAAACCTGTTAAAGTAGAGCCGAGCGAATCGAGTTTGCCGCCGAGTTTGTTCAGCGCGGACACGCCCTGCTCTGCCGCACCTTCGGTTTCGGTTGAAAGCGTCTGCCGGAATTTTTGTAGCTCCGCAACCGCGTTCGAGCTGTCCGCCCTAATCCGGAAAAGAAGCCCGACGCTGGAATCTCCTATTCCCATATTTACCAAACCTCGGCATCGCTATCGCCATTGCTGTCGCCGCCGGCGAATAGTTTTCCGACTTCCGCCACGATTAGATTTGCCTGTGCTTTCATTAAGTTAATTTCGTTGTGATTTAATCGGTAATTGCAGGCGCGGTCAAAATCCCAAGCTAAAACACCATCCTTAATTCCTAAATATTCACTTGGGCTTTTTCCGGCTCTTAGTGCTATTTGCGCTATTTCCAGAAGCTTTTGCGGGTTGCGAGCGAAATGATTTTAAGCCTTCCGCCGACCCCCCGATGCTTTGAATTGCGGTCTTCACCAAAAAATTAAACTCATCTTCCGTCACATCAAACGCCGACACCTCGCCTACGCGCGGAGTGAGCGAGATTTTAGGACTGACGACGGAGTATTTAACGGCTTCGCGGGCAAACATTGCCGACTGCATCATTTCCTCCGGCGAAAGTGTGCTTTGCAGTTCCTTTTGAAAAGCCGCCTCGTCGCCTTCCTGCATCGCTTTTATCGCTATTTCCGATAACGATGTCGGCATCTGTCCAAACATTAAAAAAATATGTTTCGGCAACGGGCGCATCGTCCAAGCCCTGCCGGTCGGCTCATAAATTACTTCGTAGGTTTGTTCTTGATTTTCTTCGCTCATATATTGGATTTAAAAAAGTAAAAAGGCGTCCCAAGCTTTTAGCTTGAAAGACACCTTGCGTATCTAAAAATTAGTTGATTTATACTACCGTATTTTAGACTTTATTACAACATTTATTGACTTACTGCATCTTTAAATTTAATAATATGCGGCTATGAAGGTTTCCTGTTTGTCTTTTATATTAATTTTTCTCTGTTTCTCTCTTGCCAGCGCACAAGGTGAATTGCTTTTTGAAGGTTCGGTAATCTCTGGGACTGCAAAGCTACGCAACGCACCGAACAAAACGGCAAAAACGCTTCTTACATTAAAACGAGGTTCAAAACTTTATTCTGAATCAAAAGAAAGTCAAAAAGGTTGGTATTACGTCTTGTCGGGAAAAACAAAGGGATGGATTCACGGCAATGACTTTGAGTTTCAAATCGATGATTATGTCGCACCAAGTGAGCCTTCCGCGCCGGTCGGATGGTTTCTCATTGGACAGACCGAGCGCAAGGATTCAGGCTATCGGTATTACTATTTATTCTCAAGTGTAAAAAAGAAATCCGGCAGTATTGAGCTTTGGACGAGAATTGTCCCCTTTGACAGGGTTAAATATGCCAAATCTAAAAGACTTCCAAAGTCTTTTGCTTATGCGATTGAGTTTGTAACAGTAGATTGCGAAGATAAAAGACTTTCAACCGAAGGAACAACACTTTACGATGTCAAAGAAAATAATCTCCCTTATAACGATTTTCTAAGCCGCTCATATCGAGACCCGATAGTTCCTAATTCAATGGGAGAACTACTTTGGAAAGTTGTGTGTAAATAAAAAAAGCGGCTATTACACCGCTCGAAAGTGTTATTAAAACTTTAGATTTGTAAATTATTTCCCTGCGAGAAAGTCCGCGCCTCTGATTAGCTTAAACGGGCAGTAATATTTTATCGCGTTGAAATCGTCAAAGTTCTCGGTGACGACGGTTACATCATAACGGCGCGCGCTTGTCGCAATCAGAGCGTCGAGAGCCATTCTTTGAGTTGCGCCGGGACGTTTCGGCGGCGATTTGCCTCTATTTCCTCTCTTTCTTCCCTGCTCCAGCCAGTAAAGGATTTTACCAGCCATTAGCCAGTCGTCCGTATTCGGCGTAATTAATAAATCATCATCGGCGTAGGCTCTGCGCGTAGCCTGATGAAACTTACAAACGGTTTCATCTGTCGCGCTTGCAATTAATTCGAGAATAACAACTTCGGACAAAAGAAAATTGTCGGGATAATCCGACAATTTGTTTGAAATGATAAATGAAGTGTCAAAGGTATATTTCGCCATTAACGTTTTTTATTATGGCTTTCATACGCGGCGGCAAATGTCCTCAGCGTTAATTCTTTTCTTCTCGCCGCTCTTTCGTCGGCTGTGGTTTCGCGCTTAACATAATGCTCTCTGGGTTTGGATACAGTGGTGTTTTTTACATCGGAAGTGCATCGAACCGTACGCGCGTTAGTGTTTACTTTCACGTCCTTTTCTCTTTTCTTGTAATCTTGAGCTTTGCTTGCCAATTTTAACCACCACCTTTTTATAAGATTTTGTATAGAAAACCTAAACATCAAAAGTATGATGCCACTGTTTTGAGAAAAGTTCAATAAAAAAGCGGCTTTTGATGAGCGGCATTAAAAGCTCGGCGAGCAGACTATAAAGACGAAAAGTAAATAAGCAAATTTCTGAAACATTTCTCGCCATTAGATATGTACATTAGACAGGTCTTTGAAAGAAAAACTGCTTGATTTAGTTGGATTTCGGTTTGTAAGTTAGGTATTTTTTGTAAAAATAAAGTAAACTACGAAACGCTTATTTTTACTCTATATCTAAAATTCAGCCGATGAATAAACTTTTCTGGCTATTCATAATAACTTTCGTTCTTCTTAATGCCGTTCAGGCGTATATTAGCGGTCTAGACAGCAGCCAAATTGCGCTTTTGGACGAAGGTACCTACAAATCCACTCTCACGTTCTTAAACGTCTGGAGGTATTGGGTTTCCGGTTTGCTTGCGGTTAGTATAGCTATATTCCCGACGCTCAGAGAGTTTTTCGGTCCCGCGCAAGTAAAGAAAGCGATGAAGCAGGCACTTATGGAAACAATCATCAGTGATGTTTTCAATGGTGAAAAACTTAAAGTTCGAGTAACCATTTTTAAAGATATAGGCTGGACTAAGATTTTTTTGATATACCTTTGGCACATAATTTGCCATCCAATTGTTTGGTTTTATAGTTCGAACAAACAGATTCCGAAATACGGAAAGTATGTAATAGCTATAAAACGAATTGGAACTGAAAATGAAAAAGCGGGTATGTACTTTTATTATTCACCTAAAAGTTTTCGTGAAAGCGAAGGCATCGCGGGATACGTCAGGCAAACGCTGCTTGAGACAAAAAGAGAGGATTTACCCGACATTAATAATGTAAATTTAGACGTAATTAATATTAAAAGCAGGTCGGTTGAAGCCCAAAATGTTAGAACTTATATGAAAGACGGTTATATCCGCGACATAAATACTTTGAAGCGCTTGCATATCAGAGCTAGACATTTTTACGGAAATATACTATACAATAGCAAAGCGGAGCCGGTTGGCGTATTAGTAATAGACAGTAACCAAGACCAATCACCTTTTGATGATGTATGTATTGATAAATTGGGTGGGTTTGTAAAACTTTTTAGTGCTACTTTTTAATGGAGAACGGTTATGACAACTGCAACTATTGGCGATAATACTTTTACAACAGGAATTCGGACGTTTTTCCCTGCCGAAAAACGTATCATTCAGCGCGAACAAAATCAAGCCTCTTACGTTCCCACCAACCAGCTGCCTGAAGAAATTGTAGTAACAATAACTTCTGACACAATCGAGTTTGATTTTTCTTACGGCATTAAAGAAGAAACCAGTCGTGAAATAATAGGGCAAACTGTGTATGCCGACATCGGGAAAAATACAGGGCGTATTTTTTCCCTGACTTCGAATTTTACACAAGGCAGTTACAGTGCAATGTTAAGAAGGCTTGATGCTATCGAAGATTCAATAATCCAACTTAAAAAGCGCGCTACAGGACAGTCGATTAAAAAAAGCTATGATTTAATTCTGCAAATTATCGAAGCTCTTCAAGAGAGAGTAAAAGCGCAACATTTAGAAATTAAGAAGGTACTTGCCCCAGATTCCGGTGAATGAAATATTTAAGATTGTTCCTAAATAAGCGGGGTTAACAGTTGAATCGTTAACCCCGCTTTTTTCTATTTGAAAACAACCCGAAAGGTTGGAATATAGCAACAAAAAGTCCGCTTTAAAAAGAACGGCTTGTTAGACCGCTCGAAATATCTGGATTTTATAAGACTATCTCGCGCGTGCGTAACTGTAGCTTCTGCTTTGTGCTCTGGACGCAATCATCTTACTTGCTTTTTCAAAAGTAAGATTTTCAACGTCTATCTCGTTTTCTTTATACCCTAATTTCTTCAAATAACGGAGTTGTTTGAGCGTTGCGAGTCCGGCTTTTGTTCGGCGAACGATTTCACCGATAAGCAAAGACGCTTCGCCTTTTTCCAGATTTCCCAAAAACTTAATACCTGCATTTTCCAGAACTCCGCGTTGCGCAAACGTCGCCAAACTTCCGCCGTAAAGCCCTTTAGCCGAAGGAACGGCGAGCACTTTCATTACATCGAAAGCGTTGGTTTTTGACAGACACTTCCAACGCATTTCAAGCGCGATAATTCGGGCGACTTCCGACTTTGCTTTTTGAAGCGCGGTCTTTACGTCCTCGCCGATTTCAATGTATTTCTGCGCGAATTCGTGTTCTTTGTCGGAAATTATGGACCCGCCCAGAACGTCTAAAACCGACACCGTTCTAACTGAATTATTCACGCCGACAAAATCAAGAACGATGCAGTCTTTCTTTCCGTCGGCGATTCGCGTTCCGCGCCCTATCATCTGCGCGAGCAGTCCGAGCGAGCGTGTCGGGCGAAATAGCGCGATGCAGGATGTCGGCGGAAAATCAAAGCCCTCAGTCAAAACTCCGACATTTACGATAAATTGAACTTCGCCGTTTTTGAATCTGTTAATCGCCGCGCGCCGTTGCGCGTCATTCATTTTGCTGTCGATAGCGACGGCGACTCTTTTCTGCGCCTGCGCGTTAAAGCATTCCGCAATCGCCTGCGCGTGTTTTATGTTTTGCGTGAAAACTATCGTCTGTCGGTTTTGCGCATATTCCAAAGTCGGCATAACCATTTTCAGCAAAACCTTTTCCTGCATTAAAAGCTCGTCAAGTTCCGATTTGGAGAAATCGCCCGCCGAGAGCTTAATGTTTTCCAAAGTCAGACCTTCGACTTTTACTCTTTTCCCTTTGATTTTACACAAAAACCCTTCTTCAATTCCCTGTTGAATCGGATACTGGAAAGCGACGGTTTGAAATACGTTTTTCAGCCCGACTTTATCGTGGCGTAAGGGCGTTGCCGTCGCGCCTAAGTGTTTTGCGCCGGAAAAATAATCGTAGATTCTGCGATTATCCGCACAGACGGCGTGATGGCATTCATCTGTGACAATCAAGCCGAAAAAGTCCGGCGGAAACTGTTCAAGCCGTTCCTGCTTTTTCATCGTCGGCGTGCAGGCGACGACTGCATCGACCTTGCCGCTGTCCATAGCAAACGATTCGGCTTTTTCGCGGGCGTAGCGAACGTTAAACCTTTCCAGCGTGCCTTCGATTTGTTCAACTAATTCCGTCCGGTGTGTTAGTATTAAAACCGGCTTTTCGGTGCGGCGAATAAAATCTTTTGCAACTTGTGTGAATACCCAAGTTTTTCCCGTTCCGGTTGCCATTATGAGCGCGGTGCTGTCAACGCCGCGCCTAAATTCTTTTAAGATTTCCTCTATCGCCTCATTCTGAAAAGGGTAATTTCTATCCAGAACCGGCATCGTATTTTTAAATAAAGAAGTTTGTTCCATAATCCTAAATTCCTGTTGTTTCGTGTTTTGCCATATAGCCCGTTTCCTTGCACCACGAACATTTTTCGCCTTTGCATTTCGGACACTTAACGAGTGTTTTTAACAGCCTCGCTTCGGTTCTCAGCAAAAGAAGCGTCTGCGGACTATGTTCCCGATTAAACGCCGCGAGCTTGTCGCCGAAAGATTCCAACTCTACACCTTGCTTCTTAAAATCCTGATATGCGTTTTTGACGGCTTCTTCATATTGAGCGAAGATGTCGAGAAAAACTTTTGCGTGTCGTGCGGCAAGTTTAGTGAAATCGTCTTTACCATCGGATTGCGCGGAAGTTTCCGGCTCTGGCTTGGGTTCGGCAATTTCTTTTGAATGCTCAATTACGGCTTTTTGTGAGATTTCTTTGTTGCGAAACGGCTCTTTAAGTTCGGGCGATTCTTTCAACGCTTCGGCGATTTTGCCGTAGTTTTCAATCGTCCTCGCGGATTTACCGGATTCTTTGGCGATTTTCTGCGCGGTCTGTGAAGGCGGCGTCAGCGTTTGTTTTGCGGGTTTTGCGCCTTCATCGTAAACAATTTCTTGCTCTGACGCTTCGGATTCGTTTTCAACTTCACTGCTTTCGGTTAAATTCAATTCCGCAATTATTGCGGATTCGTTTTTCACGGCATTGGAGTTTGTCGGCTGTGCCCCGATTTTCTTTTTTTCGAGGTTGTAAAGCTCGCCCCAATAAATAACCGCGTCCGCGTCTTTCAGATTTCGTCTTGAAAGTTGATTTCTTAAAATCCACTCCAAAGCCTCGCCCTCGTCCTTGAAGTGCAAATCAAGAATCGGATAGGGCAAATCATAATTTGTGCAAATCTCAAATCGATTGTGCCCGTCAACGATTTGATTGCGCCAAACCTTGATTGACTCTCTTACTCCGTCAGCCAGTATGGAAGCCTCAAGCTGATTAAATTCTTCTTCCGACAGAGCCGGAAGAAGTTCCTTAAATTTCGGGTTAATTTGTAGTTCCATAGTTTTATGCTGCCTTCAAATCTCTTTTAAGTTCCGTAACCACGCCCAAAAGTCTTATGTTGTCGCGGCTGACTCTAAAAGATTCGTATTCCTCAGAGAGAAACAAAGTGACTTCCTTTTCTTCGACTTTTACGGTGCGAATAATTTGTTTACCGAAAAGAACGACAACGCAAAGCTGATTCTCTTTAATCTCCGACCAGTCCGAACAGGATTCACAGGTTATATAATCGCCTTCGTAAATTCCGCGATGCTCCCAATGGTTATTTGCCACCTTAAAAACTTGCGGCTCGCTTGCTGCTTCGACTTCTTTACTCTGAACGCTCGGCTTAACTACCGTGTAATAATAATCCGACAGGTTTTTCCACCTCTTTGGAAAAGGTATGACATTGCTTTGCGACGTTGTTGAGTTAAATCTAGCTTTTAGTTTTTCAATTTTTGCGTTATTATTCATTTGTTCTGTTCTCCATTTTTGGGGAATATTTAGAGAGGCTTAAGAATGTCTGCCGATTTTCTTAAGCCTTTCGCTTTTACTGACCGATAATCCGTTTTGCCTGTGCCAACGCCGACCCGTGAAATTTATGTGCCCAGATTTGAACGCCCGCCGGATTATTGATATACATCGTTTGTCCGTTGTAATGTGTAAAAACCGTGACTACGTGACCTTTAATCGTAAATTGTTTCATTTGTTTTTCTCCTTTGAATTATCCTACCAACAAGATAAATTCTACTACGTATAGTATAAAGAGTCAAGCCCAAAACTACTACGAATAGTATATTTTATACTATTGACAATATAATGCGATAATGCGATAATTTTGTTATGATTTCGAACGTGATTAAAACAGGATTGAAGGAACTGCTGAAGCAAAAAGACAAAACTTTATCGGCACTGGCGGAAGAAACCGGCGTTTCTTACAATACGCTTCACCGCATCAAACAAAACAAAGTCAGCAGCATTACCTTTGATGTTATCGAAAAAATTTGCAATAACCTCGGATGCACTCCAAACGATTTAATTAAAATCGAAAACAACTAATTCTCAAACAACAAAAAAGCCCGTTCTCACGAATAGGCTTTCTGTCTTGCACCTATCCGTGCATACCTCAAATTTTCCAACCTCTTACTGAGTAAGCAATTTATTAAAATGCTCGGCAAAACGCTTATCTCTTTTAATTAAAGCTACTGCCGTTTCAGCCAGATTCACCGTTGCAACGTGCCATTCGTTATTGTGCCGAACCCGCGTATGTAGCTGCTTTTCGCCGTCGGGCGCAGCCACCTGCCAAAATCCTTTCATCTGGCAATTTGCGTCTTGACAAGTTTTTTCGTTATCACGCGGCATTGGTTAATATCCTTGCACTCAATTTGCTTTGTATCAGCCATTAGGCAATTTGCTTCCAAATTTTTCCGAGCGTATCGGTAGCCGCGCGAGACGTCACCTCGTAAGCGACAATCGAAAGAGGCGTAAACCCTTGCTCTTTTCGTGACTGCGCCCACTCGACGCCGGCATCATTCAGACCGTTATAAACGTGAAAAACGCCGAACTTCGTGATATCTTCGACAAGCGGAAAAATCAGCGCAATCGAATCGTAGCCGATAGCTTTCGCGCCGATTGCAACCTCGTCATAGCCTGATGCCGTCGCGCGAGTGCCGACGCCCGGAAGCATCCAAGCCATAAGTTCCATATCTGTTACGCCGACAAGCTCGGCACTGATGCCCATTTCAACGGCGTCAACATTCGTCACGACCGCGCCGCGAAACTCGTCAACATAAAACTTCTGCAAAGTCGTTTTAACCATCAACTTTGCGCCGCCCTTTGTTGCGCCGAGATGTTTGGCGTTCGGGTTCGCCGTAGCATCCGGCGTGCCGTCAGCGGCAAGTGTTAATCTCGCGCCTGCACCGGGAACAGCCAGCCCCCGCCACAACTGTCCGGCATTTTGCGCAATTTTCGCTGTTTTCCAATCAAGTGTTGTGCCAGCCATAATTAATTACCTTCCTTTTTATTCAAAATAGCTTTTGCAAGCTCGATTTCATCCGTGTACTTATTGCCGTCAAGACCTAAATCCTTTGCCATTTTTTCGAGAGTTTTTCGATTGTTATTTTTGGCGAGAGATTCGGCGGTTTCTTTCTCCGGCGTTTCTTCGCCCAAAAGTGCTAGAATTTTTGTTTTGTTCGCGCCGCCAGGCAATCCTTTTATGTCAAGCCCACCGATATAGTGAGGTTCGACATCGCCAAAGCCACCGAGTACGCGGATTTTCTCAAAAATTTCCGCTGCGTTTTCGCCGTGCGTTCTCTTAAGTTTTTCTAAAGTTACGTTATCCATAAAATCTCCTTATTAATAAGCCGAAGCGTAAAGCTCATAAATTACTTTCGTCTGAAACATCTGCATAAAATAGTTTTTCGATTTGCTGGCTTTTATCTCATCAAATCCCGTTTCAATTCCGCTTATACGAAAATCAAGCAATATTTCCGCACCTGCGAATAAATCTGTTTTCGGAATATTCAAAAGCATACTTTCAAGTGCGTGCTTGTAACATCGCGCCATATTCGCCGCATCCGTCGCCGAGGCGTTGCCGACCATTATTTCAAGCGTTATTTCATACGCTGATTTCAAAACGTCGCTGCCAAAGTCCGTCGCGTTTCCGTCGTCGGCAATCGCTATGCTCGGCAAAACGGGCGCGTTGCGGTTGGCTATACTGACCGCAAATTCCTGTAGCTCTTTCAATGGTTCGCCGCCGTTTGCCCATTCCAGCGCATCGGCTTGATTGTCAGCGACAAAAGAGAGGATGTTTTGCCCCAGAAACCGCGTGTCGATTATTTTTTGTCTCGGATTCCAACTCATTCATTCACCACCCGCGATTTCTTAAGATAAGGAAGAAGCTCCTTTTTGATGCGCCCCGATAGCCTTCTCTTTTGCGTATCGGATAAATCAATCACTTTTCTAACCGGCAGACTCCCTCGCCCCTCAAAATGTTTTTTGGCGTATGGGAGAGAAGTTCCAAAAACCGCTTCTTTTGCGTCGATAATCACGATTGAATCGCTCGTTTCGCCTTTTAAAGATTCATACAATGCGCCAGATGCTGTCATAATCGGCACAGTGCCGTATTCGGCTAATTTTATAGCTTCATACGCGCTCGAAAGGTCTTGAAACTTGCCTGATGCGCCCTTTGTCCCCTCACTTTCGAACTGTTCGGCTTCAATCGAATAAAATTCCTGCTGAACACCCTCCCAGACTGGTGTAAAATCACTCACCGTTTCAGCAATCTTGTAATACCCGCGCTCTAGCTCGGTTTTTCCTTCAACTTCAATTGTGAAAATGCGCCTTGCCATCGTTAATAAAGCGGTCTGAATTGGTTCGTGTTAAAAAACCTTGTGCAATATAACTTCCAAGTGAAATCCGTCCCTTTTGGCGGGAGCGTGTCGGCTTGGCTGATAATATAAACATCCGTTCCGATTGAAACATGTGTTGCCTCTGCGATTTGGGCTGTTAATCCTGCCGAATCCCGCGCCTCTTCGAGTAAAAAGTTTTGCCGGTAATCCGACCATTCAAAGAACCAATCCGTTAATGTGCCGACTTCTTCAAATTCGTTTGAAGTTTCGCTGACTTTAAGAAGGTTGGCAGTTACGCCGACGAAGAATTTCGAGCGTGCCGCGGCGAAAGCCCTTGCGATTTTCGGTGTCAGAGTTGCCATAACTTACTACCATTCAATTTGAATCGGCACGGATGAAGACCTGTTTTGCGTGCCGGATGCATATTCACCGGTTAGAAACGTCTGTCCATATCTCGCCCGAACCCTGTTGCGAAAATCAAGTCTTGTTTTCGGTGCTGTGCCTTCAAAGAACTCGATAGAGCCGACTTTTTTAATTTCGCCCGTCTCGTTACGGATTCCTGCATCCCACGCCGTTATATCTGCCAAAGTCAAAGTCCATTTCGCGTTTGAAATATCCGCATCCGAATCCGCCGCAATCATCGTTGAAACGGTATCAACTGAAAGCAGCGTAATTTCCGCGACCTTAACAATCTCGGCGGGTGTTGGTGTTGGAACTGGTGCCGGCATAATTTATCTCTCTGAATTCATCTTCTGTCAGCCAAGCCATTTATTTATTTTTGCCGCGTTTGGTTTTCGACTGTCCGGCGTTTTGTTCAGATTCGCCCGTATTTATTTCTTCGGTTTCGTTTTCTTCGGTTTCGTTTTGGTTGTTTTCTTCATTGCTTTCCGTGTCGTTTATCGCGGCGGCGTCGGCGTCCGAGACGATAGCTTTCCCCGCGAAAAATACTTTATTGCCGATAGTTTTTGTTCCTTCTAAATTAATTTCCGCCATAAATTCCTCTTTTTATAAATCAGAGAGAAGTTTTTAGGCTTCTCCCCGTTCGTTTAGCTGATTGAGCCGATAACTGAAATCGCTTCGGGTTCGGTAATGACGGGCAAAGACGTTTGCCACGCTTCACCTTCCACGCGCGGCGGCTTATTGCTAAACGCCTCCATTCTGACGACCCTGCCCGGCTGTGCTTGTCCGGCGGCGCGTCCGATTGCCGTATAGCCGAGCGTATCGGTCAAAAGCTCTTCGCTGTCGCCTAAATCGATTGTTTCGTCGCGTCCGGTCGTCGCAATCATTACGAAAACGTTTGACGCTAAGAAGCGACCAGTTCCGGTTTGCGTTCGATATTGCAAATCGTATCGCTCAATCGGCGGCAAACCGTCACGCTCCAAAGCCATATTGATAGCGTCGGTTGAAGCGCGCCCGGCGGTTGCTTGGATTTGCCCTGACGATGAAACGGTGGCAACACCTGTGCGGGCTTTAACCTTGTCGTTTCCGGCGAGAATCGAGATAACCGGACGCGAGGCGATAATACGGTTAACCGTAAAGCCTTTCGACTCCAAAAGGTCAGCCTGCGCCAGAATGTCGGTAAACGGGTCGTATGCGTCAGAAGACCACGTTCCGCCCGCGTTCACGCGATGTCCCGACGGATTCGGATAGGAAACCGTTTCCGTATAGTTGTTGTCGCCCTGGCGGACGACCTGCGCCGAAACGATAGCTTCCCATCGTTGCTTCTCGTTCTTTTCGAGCAAAGCGCGGTTTAGAACCACGTCAACCCAATCAATCATCTGCGCCACTGCCTCCATCGAAGCGTTGCGGTTGAGATAATCGATTAAAGCGTCGTATTCTTCGGCGGTGATTTCTCTGGCGATGTCAGAGTTTCCGAGTTCAACCAACATCGAGCCGAAAAGTTCGCCCTTTTTCTTTTGCGCAGGCGAAAAACGCGTGCCGTCGTTGGCGATAATCGTGCGGTAGCGAATACCTTGCTCACGATACATGTTTTTCATCACGGTTTTTTCGGGCAAAAGCGTCGCGCCTAGATATTGCCGGGAAGGAACGCCGAACTGTGCCGCTGTATTGCCGGCAATCGTTGCGAACGTGCCGTCTTCCATTGCGTTTTTTACTAAAGTGATTAAATCTGCCATATTAATTTACCCCCCGCGTCGATTCGTAAAGCAGGCGAATTTTTGCTTTTAAAGCCGAGCTTAGCGAGCTAAACACGGGTAAAAAGTTTTCTTTGACAATCCCGCCGTGCCGGTAAAGGTCAACGTCGGTGTTGTCGTTCAAATCGCGCACGTCAAATGCGACGAGATAAAATTCGTCGTCAGCGTCAGCTGCCGCGCCGAAGCCTGTCCCCGCGTCGCGCTCCGTATAGCTTCTGCCGACCAACGTGCCGGAAACTACCGTCCTGCGATTCAAAACGCCCGCATACGTCGCCGTGTCAGCCGCTTCAAGCGCATTTACTAAAGCCGTAACGGTCAGCGTTGTTGCGCCTGCCGCTGCCGCTGCCGTTAATGTCGCAAACTCAGTTCCGCCCGCAAAAGCCAATGTCGTGCCGTTCGGAATCGCGCCCGAAAGCGCGTCAACCGGAATTGACGTTGCAGCTTGTGCCGCACCTGCGCCGCCGACTACTACAATTACCGCGTCAACCGAGTTGAAATCGGAAGCGACTAATTTTGCGCCGCCCGGCAACAGGCGTTCGCGGCTGAAAAAATCGCCTGCCCACGCGGGTGCGGTCAGCGTATTACTTTCTTCCGAAATTCTAGCCATAATATTCTCCTAATCTTTTTTTGATATTCCTGTATAGCGTTTCCGCATATGCGCCTCGGCAATGTTGCCCGGCGGCTTTCCGTCTTTTCCTGATTCCTGTCCGATATAACGCCTGTCGTTTGAGCCTTCCGCATCCGGCAAAGATTTGTCTTTGACATAATCGACAAGCTTCGTTTCGGTGTCCTTGCCTTCGGCGTCTTTGCCGATAACGACAAAATAATCAACGCCCTTATCGCCGTCTTTTTCGGTTTTCTTGGAAAACTTCAAATTTTTGGCGGTCGCGTGGTCGTCAAAGTTTTCAAATCTTTTTCCGACTGACTTTGCCGCTTGCTCGCGCAGTGTTTGTTCACCAATTGAGTCAAGTTTTGACTGCAAATCTTCTTTTGCGGTTTTCAATGTCGGAAGCTCATCTTTGACAAGTCCGGCTTCTTTCGCCGCTTCGCCTAATTCGGCGACATCATCGGGAACAATTTTGTGACTGGCTGGAAGTTTGGCTTTGCCTTTCCATTCGGTCGCTTCGGCTCTGGCGGCGTCCCTGTCGGCTTCGAGAGTTTCGATTTTGGTGTTTATCTTAGATAAATCCCTTAATAACTCTTTGTTTTTGTTAATCAGACCGTTTCCATCGATTTGAAATTTACCGTCTATTTCTTCGGCTTGGCTTCGGAGATTTTCGGGAAACTCATCTTTGGTATCAGCTATAATTTTTATTGACATATCGGCTTGGCTTTTATGTTTTCCGCTTAGCGGGATTGGTTAGATTTAAAAGTAAAAACGCCTCTGAAACTCTTTCGAGAATCAAAGGCGTTAATCTTTGGTTCGGGGATTTACCCCAACTGCGGACGAATCCGCATTTAATTGTAGTTTGCGCGTATTTCTCGCGCGTTCAAAAATAAAAGTATATCAAGTCGGCGCGTTTGTCAACGAAAATTTTGGAAATATAGACTTTTTCTCACGATTGACCGAAAAATCCTGCTCGAATCCGCAACCAATGAACGGGCAAAAGATTCTCGCCGTTTTATTGAACTTCGTGCGCATCCCGAATTGAATAAATAATGAACCGTCGCGCTGCCCGATTACTCGTTTGCACTTTTCGCACGTTACGTCTTTTAGTTGTTCATGGTCAGACATTTATTTGTTTTCAGAATACAAATTTAATTCGTAGCATTTTTCTACAATTTGGCGCGTGATTTGCCCTTGCGCATAACAAAACCGCTCGTTCTCGTCCGTAACATTTCCCGAACCGTCCATATTAAAAATATCCAAAGGATTTATCTCAACTTCGCGCGCCCATCCGATTGCCGCGTGCGTCGCTTCGTGTGAAATTGTTTCAGAGCCTAAGCAATCTCGATATAAATGAATATGCCCGATGTCCTGTTTTCTTTCTTCCGTTCCGTTCTCAGAAACTAAAAATGCTTGGTGGCACGTCGTAAGACCTCTGGTAAATTCGAGATTTTCGTGTCCGCGTTTATTAACAGCATGATTGAATGTTTCTTTATCGGGATAAATTTTAATAACAAAATACCAGCCGAAATTTCGACCTTGTTTTTCAGGATAGACTTTGAAAGTAATGACTTTTTCAGCCATAAATTAAACCGCCGCTCCCTCGGCTTTCACTTCTACCAGTGCGCCGATGATTTCCTTTTGTTTTTCTTCATCATCGGGATAAAGAATTTTCACCCATTCGGAAGACGGCAAGCCCATTTCCCGCGCTTCCTTCGCCGTTTCCAGCCTTTTTTTCCACATTGCTATCTGGTAAGACTCCGAGCGCATTAAACGCGCGAATTCGGCGTCTGCATCGTCAAAGCGTAAATATTTCGAAAGGAGTGTTTCTTCACTTAAATGCCCGCCGCCAACCAAAGTCACCGCCTGTGCGATTTCTTCCGCATCCGGCGCGCCCGCGTCTATCCGGCAATTAAAGTCATACCTTAAAGATTTGTATTTTTCCGTCTGACCGAGATTGTCGGCGGCGAACAGCGTTAAGATTTTGAGCATCCATCTGCCCGCCGGTGAAACAATCTGATTAATCTCGTTGCCGTGCTTTTCAAATGAAAATCTCGACTCCCTTTTCGACACGCCGGAAATATTCGCCGATTCATTTTTCGTCAAATGCACTTGCGAGGTTTGGCTGTAGATAGCAAACTTCGACGCTTCGTAAGACTTGATAATGCTTTCGGGGTCAGCGGGGTCAATAACAGTCATTGACGGACTGGCATAGCCAATAACTTCATCCGTTCCTGTTTTATAGACCGGAACACCGTTATTAAAATTCGCCGATTTGCCGCCCGTTTTTATTGAAGCCGGTTCGCCGTCTTCATCGGTCGGCGGCTCGGTGTTAAAGAAAAAGAAATCCCGATACGCCGCCTGATACGTCAGACGGTTTTTCATCGTCAAACATAAATTAACGTCCTTTTGGTTCGAGATAATAGAATCGGTAATCAACGGCTTGCGGCTAATCTCGTAAAACATTAATTCGCCGCCAAGCTCGTATGAAGTCTCGTCAGACTCGCCTTTATCGCTCGGCATATAAGCTTTGAGAGTGGGCAAAGTTTGTGCGGCGAGCGCGGAATAATTCGATTCTTTAATGATTTTGACGAAAGTTTTTCCATCCTCGACAAAAGTAAGCTCAGTGTATTTCTTCCCGTCGGTAGTAGTTTTTTCAAGCAAGCCGTAATATTTGTGAGTTTCTTCGTCTAGGAAGACTCCGCCGTTATCGGCTGTCAGAACTTCAAATCTGAGTAAATCCATTGCCTCGCGCGGATTCGATTTTTTGTCTTTGCCCGTCAGTAACCCTTTCGGCACGTATGCGCGGATAAAACATTTCTCCTGAGTTCCGGCGCGGCGATTCGCTTCCTTGAGAAAGATTAGGCAGTTGTAATCGTTCCAATATGACAGCGCGTTTTGCTCGGCTTCTTCGGCAAAGGTTGTTCCGCTTTCGTTTTCGGGAATAATTTGCCAGTCGGGTTCGCGCCCAAAGACGGCGTTTTGCTCGTTGTTCAAAACTTCGCCGATAACGTTTTCCGTCTCTAACGAATTCTCCATCTGCGCTTTTTGAGTCGCCTGATTTGCCGCATCCAACGAAACGAACGGGAGAAATGCTTCTCCTTTTTGCCAGTGGTCGCCCTCATCAAATAATCGCGCCTGCAAATGGGTTTTCGTTAATCTGCCTGATAAATTTATCTGTTCCATAATTAGTAATTAGTGCTCACCGAGCGTCGTTTGGGGAGATTAACAACAATCGCGGTCTGTTCCTGCTCTCCATACCTGATAGCATCCATCCCGTGCTCGACCTGATTCGGCGCGGGTTCTTCGTGCCAGGCGCCGTTCACTTCTTTTTTCTGATAGTTCTGCGCTTCCTTGATAACTTCTTTCGAGCCTGCGACGATTTGCAGACGATACGCGCGCACACGGTTAATGCCCGTCAGAACGCTCCCTGCGCCTTTTTCCGACGGTTTGCACTTGTAGCCCGCATCCGTTAAAGATTTAATCATTTCAGGGCGTGCGCTGTCGGCTGTAATCGTAATGTCCTTCCTGACACCCAAAGCGTCAAACTCTCTGACCAACCCGACGCCGTCAAGACCTGTTTTATAGAGAATTTGTTTATTTATGAGATTCTTTTTCGGTAAGGCATCCTGAACGTGCTGTGCGACTAGCGCGGTCGGGTCGGAGAATCCGAAGTCCAATCCGTAATGATGAATGTCGTCCTCGCCTTTATCGTTTTTCGGGAATTCTTTTATGATGTCAAACTCGGAATAAATCAAACCTTCGACGACTCTGCCCCACAATCCCTCGCCGTAAACACGATAATAGTTCGGATTCGTTTCTTTTTTCGATTCAATGCGTCTGGCGTAGTTCGGGTCTTTCGCCAACAGCTTTTGGTTGTCTTTATACGTCGTATGAAAAAAGAAATGGTCTTCCGGTCGGTTGTGGTGAATCTCGGTATTAAGCCAGTGGTATTCGTCAACCGGATTATAGTTAAGGGTGTATTGGATTTCCTCGAATCCGCGCAGACGAAAATCTAATTGGTCAAGGTCGTTTCTCTCTAAATCGGTCGCTTCTTCAATCAAACACCTGTCAATTCCGCGAATTGATTTAAGTTTACCGACATCATCCAAGCCGAAAAAGATAAACTCCACGCCGGTTAGTTTATTCGTGATAAGCAGAGGGCTTTTCAGAATGTCGAAATAATCGTCCAAATCCCAATCCGAAATTACGCCTTTCAGTTCCGAGTAAACAGACTCTTTAATCGTGTCTTTGACTTTGCGGATTACCAGAGTTTTACGTTTGCGGCGCGCCCAATCGAACGAAAGCACGATTTCTTTTTGCGAGGCGAAAACCGATTTACCGGAGCCTGCTGAACCCCAGAGATGCAGAAATCTCGATTTATTTTCGAACAACGGAATATAGACGGGATTGTATAAATCCACGTCTGAAAAATCGCATTTGATTTTTTGAAGTTTAGCCGTTGTCGTCATTTGCTTTTGGTTTGATTAGTTCAGTCTGAATTAATCCGCTGTGCTCCACTTTGTCCACGAATAAGCCGCGCGCTTTTCCGATATGAACTTTCGCCGCCTGCGCATCATACATTTCAAATTCGTGAGTAATTTCTTCGATTTCATCGTCCGAACCTTTTTCCCTGCGAGTTACTTTTTTGATTTTCAGTTTTTTAAGTAATTTATCCGCGCCGCGCTCACACATCCCGACATAATCAAACATTCCGTTTTCGTCTAGAACATCGGAAATAGAGCCTTTTGCTTCCATCGTCAAGCCTGCTAAAACTTCTTTTGATGTCATTGCGAGGTTATCCAGCCGTTTTTCGATATACGCTGAAATGTCAAGTTTTGACAAGTTTTCACTTCCAATCTGGCGAGCGGTTTTTTTTGAGTAGCCAGCCATTAAAGCCGCACGCGTAGCATTAAGATTTGCCTCGCC